TGCTTAAGAGGGGTACGGACGCCAGCCATAACAGGCGTTGGAATATTAATTTTAAACTGCGATATAGCGTCATAATATTTTTTAACATAAGTCATCCTTTTGTTCTTTGGGTAATTAGCAAATACTGTAGCAGAAATCATCATGTACATAAATTGTGGTGTTTCAAATATCATATTTGTACTTCTATCTTGTACAAGATATTTGTCAATCACTTGTCTCAAACCAGCATATGTAAATGTATAATCTCTTTCATGGTTTAACCAGTTTTCCATTCTATCAATATCTCTTTTATCATAGTTGTCCAATATAATTTTATCATAAACACCAAGATCAATACACTTTTTAATGTGTTCATAAAAGTGTGGGTGATCCCACAACTTACCTATAACTTGTTTTCTTAAACTGTAAAGAAGTAATCTAGCAGCCACGAATTGATAATTAGGATTATCTAAAGATATTAGATCGGCTGCTGATTTAATTAGAATTTGTTGTATCTCATCTGTTGTAATACCATCATAGAATTGTAAACCACTATTCATTTCTACTTGTGAAGCAGATACACTTGTTATGTCTTCACAAGCATACTCAACCATTTCATGTATCTTTTCAATATTAAGAGGTTCTTTACCTCTGCCGTTTCTTTTATTGACTTGTATTGAAGTGGTTGCTTGTGGCGCCATAAAAACTCCTTATATTTTTTTCCAGTATTTTAATTGTGTTAAAGCTGATAACTTTGAGTGAGTGTTATTACTTATAATAGTTTGTAAGTCTGTTTCACTAACACCTGACATTATTATATCGTTAATGTCCTTATGTCGCATATCTTCAGGCCACACTACCAAGTTGTAATCTTTTTCTATCACTTTGTACATTCTATCTATAATTTCTTTATTACGAGGTTCGTTGTCAAATATATATGTTATCTGGTCGTTAGGAATTGTATTTCTTAAAATTAAATCTGCTCCAGCAGCAGCAATACAATTATCAACAAAAAGGCTATCAAGTGGACCCTCTGTGATGAAGATAGGTTTTTGAAAAGAAACTCTTTCCATGCCGTAAACTTTTTGTTTGTTTTCATCTAACTTTATCGTTAAATATTTTGGTTGTTCATTTCCAAAACTACGACCTTGAAAAGCAAATAGTTTGCCAGTCGTATCATAAAAAGGTATAATAAGTCTAGGATGATCTTTATAAACTTTGTAAGTATTAGGTTTTACTTTGTTTACTAAAGTCATAAACTTATCACACAGGTATAATATATTTTGATACTTTTTAGGTATCATTCGTTTGTTAACATAGTTTAAGACAGGATGATCTTCAGGCAATTCGCTTACTTTAGTTAGATCATCTAATATAGTTGTTTCTTTAAACTTTGTAGGTTTAAAGTCAAACTTCGGTTTTGGCGTCGCTGGAGCCGATTTTTTATATCTTTCTAAAAGATATTGTGAATACATTTGTTGGTCAATAAACTTGATAAAGTTAGCCAAGTTTTGACCATTGCCACAATTATGACATTTAAAGAACATATCATTTTTAACTCTGTAAAAATATGCTCTTGCTTTTAATTTTGATTTCTTAGAATCTCCACAGTGTGGACATCTAAAGTTAAACAGATAGTCACCCTTTTGTTTGAATTGACTTAATCTGCCAGATAGATTATTAATAAATTTTAGATCAATATAAGACGACATAGCAATAATAGTAATATACTATATATGCTCAAAATAGTCAAGGCTAACTGCCATTCATCATGTGAATTAAAGGCATAAGGTTTTTAGATACTGCCCACCCTATGACTATGGCACCACCAAGTATTAACCATCTATATTTTTCTAATACCCCAACTCTATCATTTATTTCATTTCTGATAGATTTTAACTCACACATCAACCTTTTCTCTGATATTTCTATTTTCTCAGTCAACTCTTGGTTGACTTTATCAAGTTCATCTGCTCGTTCTCTTATCTTGTTAAAGATAACTTCATCTATCTTTTCTGATTGGGATAGTTTTTCTTCGTGTACTGCTAACATAGATTTAATAGATGTAGAAACATCTGTCAATTTATCAATAGCCGTATCTAAACGAGTATTAATAGAATTAACATTATTAACTTCTTGTTTAAGTGATTCGAGTTCTACTCTTATGTCTGTTATTTCTGCCATACACTTATTTATGTCAATAGTTATTAAGTCTTAATTTTCCCTTTGGGATGTACGCCGACAATAGCGTCTTTATACTATATTGACTTTAACTATTGTATTATTATTTATTTTTATGCGACTTTGTAAACACGTTTCAAATACATCAATTGTCGCAACTTCCATAATTTAATGAGGGTCTTCTTTCGTCTTCGTTCTTTTTGTTTTCTAATTTTAAGCCAGTGTAAATTGAGTAAGTAAAGTTTTTCTTGTTTGTCATTTCTTAGTATCCTTTTTGCTAGTAGTCTTAACTTGCGTTGTTGAATTAAAGTCATAACCCTCCATAAGGTTTTGTACTGGTTTATAGATAGTCACTAACTCCTTTTTACCCTTAACTATTATATTGTCTAACTCTTTCGATTCTATATCTGTCAATTGATCTTTTGTGTATGAAGAATAAATTAAAGGAGTAACATTACCATATTCATCTTTATAGTTTCTTGTAGCAGCTTCAAGTCTAGCTGCCAAGTTTACAGCGTCACCTATAACAGAATAATCAAGTCGGTTTTCACTACCCATATTACCGACAATACAAGTTCCTGTATTTACGCCAGAACCTATATTAATATCTGGAAGACCTTTTTCTTTAAATTCTTTTTTTAAATTATTTGTTTCTATGGCACATTCGATACCTGTTTTAACTGCCATTTCAGCATGATTAGAACAATCTAGCGGTGCGTTCCAAAATGCCATAATACAATCACCCATATACTTGTCAATTGTACCACCGTTCTTTAATACTATCTTACTCATTCTTATAGTATTCTGAGATAGGTGTAAACCCTACAATGTCCATAAACAAGAAAGACATTTCTTTTCTTTCGCCACCTAGTTTTAACTTTTCTGGATTCTTAACAAGTATAGCAACTTGTCGTGGATCTAAATATTTTTCAAACTGTTTTCTTATTTGTTGTTTTAATTTAAACTCTAAAACAAATCTGTTAAAGATACTATGTAAACCCACAAAGATAATTGTTATTAATATCCAACTTACATCTACTAACATTAAATTTTGTTGAAACAAATGATGAGAATAAACTATTGAAGCAACTGCTGAAAATATCATTGCTAAAGCAACAATATAATATGGTGTAAATCTTGTAAGTATTATAAGTGTAATACCTATTACAAAAGCAACTGCTAATTCTATAAGAAAAGATATATCTATTCTTTTAATTTGTTCACCTTGTAATACTGTATCTAAAGTAGAAGCAGTTAATTCATAAGCATATCTTTCACCTACAGGAGTAGCAATTATGCCACTTAATCCCTCTGCGTTCATACCTATTATAACTGTTTTACCAGCAAACTTACTAAAATCATTTTCACTAGCAGATATAGTTTCATATTCTTTATTCCATCTTAACCATATTCTTGCGTTTGCGTCTGTTTTAATTATAGAAAAACCAGGTACTCTCATGGCTTGAACACCTGCCTCACCTGATTTAACTTGATAACTAGGGGCACCCATAGCAACTCTTATAACTTCTATTGCCATGGCAGGATATATGTCTTCACCTATTTTCATAAGTAAAGGTATTCTTCTTACAACACCATCTACTTCAGGTGCTGTATTAGATACTCCTACACCACTAGCATTATGAAACTCTTTAATAGGTCCTAACATACCACCCCATTCAAATAAGAAAGGTAATGGGTCGTTTACTTTTGCGACACCTCTAGGTACACCGTTTTTGTTGATTTGATTAGTTCCTGTTTGTGATATAACTATAGCATATTCTAATACACTTGTCAAGGCATTATCGCCACCTAGTCTGTCTGGCTCACTAAACAGTATAGGTAATACTATTACGCCTGCGCCTTGTTCTCTTAACTGTACTATTATATTAGCAAGTACGTCTCTTTTCCACGGCCATTGACCATACTTCTCAATTGCTTTTTCATCTATTGTAACTATACCTATATTTTCTGATACTTCTTTCTTTTCAGATTGTAATAATAAATCAAAAGACTTTAATCTTAATACTTCTTTTATCTGAGGATCTTTTACACCTATAAATGTTAAAACAAATAAAGTTATAAATGCGATTGTCCAATGAGTTATATATTTCATAGTTCGTTTATTACTTGATTAAATGCTTCTTCGCCTAGTATGTTATATAATAACACACCTAAGAATATAAACCATAATAACCAAAACACATAATAGCCTAACTTTGTCCAACCTAGTCCTAATATCTTATATACTTTTTTCATAGGTAAATACTTTTCAAATAATGTAGTAATATCCCATACAAATTTAAGCATAAAAATCCACATTAATGCTCTAAAGTATTTGTTTTTTATATCAGACACTTTAAAATTTGCTTGTGCTTCTTTTACTTTTTTATTATGTGCTTTATATTTTTCCCAAAGTTTTTTCATTAGTTTTGTGTTACCGTAGCTGAACAACTAGATGATGAACAACTTTGTATTAAATGATAGTTTTGATCGTTGCTACTATCTTGTGTTAATGTAACTGAGGACGGATTGCCACTTAAATGTATCTTTGCGTCATGGCTACCTGAACCATCTTGTGTTACATCTATTGTATGACTATCTGTTAAATTTATATCTAAGAAATGACTACCTGTGCCTTTTTGATCTATTAAAACATTATTACTACTATCTACATCTAAAAACAATATTTTATTACCTGTTTCTTTTTGATCTATTGTCATGTTATTACTATTGCCATTTACTGTAACTTTAGAATAATGGCTACCATTATTATTTAGGTGTATTTGTTCTAGGTCTAAAGTATTTGAGGCACCTGTAATATTTACAACGGCATTTTGATTTGTGTTTTGAACAATATCTACATCATTGGTATTACCATTTACATCAATACCTATTACATTACCATCATTTGTTTGTGTAAGTGTAATCTCATTATTATCACCTTGTATAGAACCAGCATTTGTTAAATCTGAACCTATAATTAAATTATTATCGCCATCTTGTACAATATCTAAATCTAAACCATTACCTGATTGAGTTAAATAAATGTTATTTGTTGTGCTTGTTTTAGCTGTCGCTGTGTTTACCTCTGTTTGTTGTGATGAAGTTATACCAGCTTGTACAGACGTTATTGTTGAAACAGTGCTTGTGGTTACATCGCTAATTAAAGAAGTTAAAAATTCTCTGTTATCTGCTGTGTAATATGATGAGTGAGAGGCAAAGTTTATATCTGTAAATACAATTACTTTACCACCTGAATATTGACTATCTAAAGCGTCACCATCAAATAAAGCAACACCACATTGATTAGAGCTATTTTTTGCTAAACATTTACCATTACTACCTAAACTAATTACACCTCCAGCGGCAAAGTTTAAATAATCCCAATCACTAGGTAAAGTAGATAATACAGTTGTTGTGTTTAATTTATATTCGTTATTATTATAACCTATTGTAACACTTGTACTATATGTTATTGTATTATCACTAGTTACGTCTCTCACAAATGCTTGTATGGCATTGTTTCTATTTCTAAATGCTGAATTACTATTTTCACCATTTAAAACTATTGTACCACCATTTTGTAATATACTTTTATAATCACTGGTAGGTAATGATGTACCTGTACTATATCTTAAATCTATAACTTGTTCATAACTAGACCAACTACTAGGTGCTGAAGTGCTACTAGATACTGTGTGACCTGCGTCTTCTAATCTATTTTTCCATTTGCTATGAGTGTTACCATAGTTCTGGTGCCATATTCTTATGTCTTCAGCTTTTACTTTATCAACAAAAACAAATAGTAAAATCCAGCCGACAAGTAGCCAAAATAAAATTTTATACATTATTGTTGATTTATGGTAATGTAATTATCACCATCTCCTAATTGATAGTCCATAATTTCTGTATCGCCTTGTATTACGTTTATAATATAACCGTCTTCTTGGTTTAATCTTAATACAATATTATTATTTGCTTCGTCTGATCTCATCCATACCCATTGAGGATCCTCATCTAATAAAATAACACCAAACTCATCTTGTCCTGTTTTAGTTTTACTCTTTTTATCAAACTCACTTTTCATTTGTATTGCTAATTGTTTATTTAATTCAGCTAAAATATCTTTTAAAAAGTTTTGTTCTAAAAAATCTAAATCTAAAGAACCAGCAAACTCGTCTTTTTCTTCTTCTAATAAATCAACTTCTAAATCATCAAACTTTAAAAAGTCAATATCTAAAGCATTAGCAATTACTTTTAGTTTCTTTTCTTTTTCTTCTTGTTCTTCAATCTCTTTTGGTTTACTAACAACTAATAAATTATTAATCATATTTTCATCTAAACCAAGTATAACAGGTTTTAAAGGTTTACTATCAGGAACATCAACTGTTGTTGCTTGAAAGGCTTGATTCATAATTACAAAACCTGCGTCTGTCTCTACTTGAATTTCACCTACATAACACATGCCATCACTATCACAACTAGGTAATAATATAATTGTAGATGATCCTATTTCATCAACAGTCATGGCAAAATCTGTACCTCTAACTGCTATCGTAGCAGTAGGTGTTGTAATTTTTACATTTTGTGCTGAAGTTTTTGCTATTTGACCACTAGCATATCTAACTGTTCCTAACGTTGCCTTTAGAGATAAGGCACCTGTCTTTGTATTAGGGTCGTATATAAATTCATCTATAACTAATTTACTATGTTCAGTTACATCAACTCTAGTATCATCTATAAATTGTATGCCAACTTTACCATTACCTGTTTTTACTGTATCATAAGAAAACACATCAAGGCTTTGTTCTACAACAATATCCTTGTCGCCATCTTTCCTATCTATTACAGCATTACCTTTATGTAAGGTTACTTCGCCTATTGAAGCAAAACTACTTACGCTTATTAGTAAAGTCGTAAGGATTAAGAGTATGAGCCCAATTGTATACCTTAATATTAGCATATAAAATAATACCGAAGAATAAAATTATGTTTAATGTTCCTGCGTCCATATTAGTCTGTTTGTGATATATCAATATCTGCGTTATCACCACTTGTTGTTAAAGTAATCATATTGTCATTTGTACCTGATTGTACAATATCGACATCTGCGATACCACCTGTGTGAGTGTGTATCAAAGTATGTCCGTTTACATCACCATTTCCGTCTATGTCAATTAAGTAATTGTTAGTATCACCATTTACTGTGATTGTTAATATCGCACTATTACCATCAACTGTAGCGGCAACAACGTTTGAATCAGAACCTGATTGACCAACTATATCAACATCTGCTGAAGTAGCTGATGATGTTTGACCTATATCTAAATCAATATCGTTTGAGTTACCAGTAAAGTTAATTACTGCGTTTGCTGATCCACATGATGAGTTACCACCTGTACTATCACAATTTAAATCAACGTCATTTGAGTTACCAACTAAATTAATAACACCAGTATATGTAGCACCGTTAATCTGATATTTGATAACGTTAGAGTTACCTATCTGATCTATGTTTAAAATAGTCGTAGCACCTGTTGAAGCAGACGCTGTTGTGCTATTACCAACGGTGTTATTTTCACCATCTTGTGTTATATCTAAATCAAGTGAAGCACCTGATTGAGTAACGTAAATATCGTTAGCATATGACAAAGAAGTCATCAACATTAACATAACGACACTAATTAGTTTGTACATTGTTGTGTATTCCTATTTCTTCTTTTTTAAATTTCCAGTATTGTTTTTGTTCACCTGCGTGAATAATCTCTAATATAGCAAATTCTATTGCTGTTCTAATAGCATAAGTTACAGGTTCATTTGTTGCGACACCACTTTCTAATTCTACTGCCTTTGTGTTCATATCTACAAAGGTAAATATATCGCCACCTTTTGAGTGACTTGCGATAGTTTTAGTGACCTGTGTTGTCAATAAAATCTCACCTGTTTGTACTGATACAAGTCTCATAGCAACAGTGACTTGATCTACTCTATATGATTCACTTAATCCTATACCAAGGTATCTAGCACCTTGACCACCTGTTTGTATATTACTATCAAATCCTACTATACCACCTTCGATAATAAGACCAGCGAACAATAAAGGTTTTAAAATATTACCTACTTGTTGTTCGCCATCGTATAATTCTCTTGTTGATCTAATCAATTGTCTTTCTTTGACTAGATTATCTAAACCTTCTCTTTCAACAACTTGAAACCAATCGCCACCTGATACTTTTTTCAATGCGTCTATAACAAATAAACTAGCACCTTGTGTTACAGCAGTTGACAATTGAGAAAATTTTGTACTTGGTTTTCTCTGACCTGTCTGGTCAGTAAATCTATAAACTGCTACTGTTATAATAGGTTGATTATCTAAATCAGGTAAGTTAAAAAGTCTATCACTTGTAGTTGTTCCTTCTACATATGGTGATTTACCTTTATATACTTTGTACTCTTTATTTGTGGCACAACCTGATAAAATCAGACCTAATAATATAACTAAAATTGTTTTCATATTTAAAACTTAAAGTCGCCTAATGGCACGGACATTGTAGTCGTTGTACCATCAACGTCTGTTATTGTTAATGTAATTATTTCTGTGCTCGTATCTTTTACCCAATAGATTTGAGCACCTTCAACTTCAGCAGTACCACTTGTAGGACAAGTAGTTGTACTACTATCACATGAAGTACCAAACATATTGTCAACCAATTGTTTAGATAGGTTGGCATAAATTCTACTTTCAACGTTAGTTATAAACTTGTTGATAGTCTTATTTTTCTCTGCTCTTTCAGAGGCAGCTTTTGCTGACTTAATGTCATCAAATACTTTCTGTTCTCTTTGTACTTCTAATTGATTTATAGATAGCACGTGCTGAGAATACCCATTGCCGCTAAACGCTGGGTTTTTAAAATCGTGTACTAATTCCGATGCCAGTAAATTGTATTCAAGGATAAATGTAAGGATCACTACTAACACCATGTTAAATGATGTTTTCATACTACTATTTATAATTAATCTTGTTTAGGATTTTTCTTTTCGTTTTCTTTTATTGTCAAAACAGTGTCTAATTTTGACTTTAATCGTATAAGATCGTTGTCTAATCTTCTTATTTTATCTAATAAACTTATGAGAGCATTTGACGCTTCACTTAGTTTCTTTGTAACTTCTTGTGTAATAAATGTATAGATGAAATAGATAAACCAACCCATAGCAAGAGCAGCCAAAGTGGCAAAGCCATATTGATTTAGTATTTCAATTACAGTCATTAATCTTTTCTAGCGTCATTCTTTCCGTCTGATCTAGCAATTCTATCTAAATCAGGTTTGATGTCAAGTGCTGAAGAAACTAAAGTGTCTATATGTATCAAATCATTATTCATTGTTTCAATTCTATTTTCTAAACTCATAATGATACCGTGTAGACCTTTAACAGAACCTACAACACCTGCTAAAATATATTTTAAAATAATATAAATGAATACACCCATAACTGAAGCAGACGCTACAGGTAATCCAAACTCTATTAGTATTTGAAAAAATAAATCCATTAAACTTTTGTTCTATTTTTTAAATGTGCTTTTTCAATAAGAGCTTTGTTTTGTCCATAGTAAGCAACAGCATGACCAACTTTACACATTAATTGATTTACTGATTTACCATCACACCAAATGTCGCCAAGTATTCTACCAAACTTACCTTTTTCTTCGCCCTTGTAAGTTCTTATTGTGATTGATTTTGCTTTCTTTAATTGTTCTTGTAAAAATTTTTTAGATTTTAAACCGTATTTCTTTTCTACTAAATCTCTTGTTCTACTTTCAGGTGTGTCTATACCAAATAATCTAACTCTTTGAGCAAATAATATATTAAAGCCCATATCTAAAATTACATCAATAGTATCGCCATCTACGACCTTCGTTACTCGTTTTACACGATAACTAAAGTCGGTCTTATCTCCTAATTTTGCCATTTTCTACTCCATTATTAAGGCTTTTATTGTCCATGAACCGTCTATATTTTGTTCTAACTCAGCCTTTGACTTTAGGCATTGATACCTAACACCCTCTGAATACTGCCTCTCTGCTGTTCTTTTACCTTTTAGGCAAACAGATAGACTTTCTTGTATTCTATGCTCCTTAATTTCCGAGTTGACGATCATTAACAAAGCCACTACTGTTTCTATCATGTCTAGTGTCCGTTCTTAATTTCTCTATCAGCATCTTTTAATTTTTCAATATCTTCTAACATCTTCTCTACATCTTTTTGTAGTCTTTCAATGTTAACTTTGTTTGTCATATTTTGTTCAAGGTTTTGTTCTATTTTCTCCACTGATTTGTAGAGGTCCTCTATTAGCATAAATTGCTCACCGTCAGCAGGCAAAGCTCCCATTTCACCTCGTGGCCATTTAATTCTAAATTCTGTATTCTTTTTTAAATCGTTTTCTATTCTTTCTACATGGGCGTTCATATCTTTTTCAGATAGTTTGCTAGTAGTTTCTAACATGGTAATACGCTCTAACACACCAAAGTATGCCCAAACACCCACAGCGACAGCACCGATTATAGCAAGCATGTTTCTAACAGGCATACTAATAGCAGTGTTATCTGATATATCTAATCTATTTTTGCTCATTTTTTTCCTCAGTCGGCTCGTAATACTCTTTATACTTATCTAATAAATCGTTTGTAATCTTTAATTGATTTCTAATACGAGCGAAGTTCTTTGCTAACAATTCAAAGTCTTTATCTGTTAGACCCCATAAAACAGGATCAATACCTTGTTCTTCTAGTTTCTTAAATACTTCGTCTGCGTTCTCACTAGTAATAATAATCCATCTTAGATTTTCTAATTGTAGTGGTGTAGGTTTTTCTAAATTAAGTTCCTGTCTCTTTACTTCTTCTTTGAAGATAGTAAGTTTTTTAACACCAGAACAACTAGTAAGGAACGTAATTAGGATTAGCGATACTAGGACACTCTGTATTAATTTCAGATTTCTTTGTAGCATTTAACTCTTTCTCAGTTAATGGTGATCCACTTGCTATTTCAATACATCTTGTAGCAAGTGCTGAAGCACCGTTTGTTATTCTCTCTATCGCTTTTGTTTTAGCAATAGCGAGTTTACCTACGTCTCTATTCTTTTTATTAAACCTTTTATCTAAATCTTCTAAGTCTTTTTTTAGAACAGAAACTAGTTCATTCATTTTTTTGTTAGCGTCTAGTATTTCTTGGAAATCTTTCTTTTGATTTTCTATGAGAGTTTGTTGTTCAGCGACAGCTGATTCTAATTTGACTTGATTTGCTTTTAATATAGCATTATCTGATCTTAACTTCATAACATACACGCCAGCACCTATTACAGCACTGGCGAGTATTCCAATTAAAAATAATCTAATTCCTAACATGGTTAGTCTTTCTTACAAATGGATATAATCCCCCATATTACAGCAGCCCATGCTAAAATGTTAACAAATGGACCTCCTAATATGATTAAACCGCCAAGAACAACCAGACTTGCGCCTGACCAACTTGACATTTCTTTTACTCTATCTTTTAACCAATTCATAAGTTCTCCTTATTTCTTTTTGTCGTTCTTTCTATGACCATTCCAAGCAACCCAACCACCTAGTCTTAGTGACCAGTATGCCAGATAGTTCATAAAATAGAAACCGTTAACTTCTATATTAATATCTCTAAAGATTTGATCTGCTTTCTTTTGATCTACTAATAGAAGCGAACCTTTTTTGTCGGTTCTTTTCAAAGCGGAATATTTGTACATATAATCATGTACTAAACCACCTACTAATAATACACCTACTGGTGAAAAAAATGTTCTCAAAAATTTCGGTATACTAGCACCGTCAAATTGAAACCCAGCAGGTATAATATATTCGTTCCCGTTCATAATGTATTTCCAATCTTGTGTTACTACCCAATTTCTAGTAGAGAGTAGCCACATTACAATACCTTTCCAAAATCCCTTACCTTTTGTAGCGATCTTAACAGGTTGTAAATGTGGTAATTCTTTATAGGCAAAAGTTATTCCTGGTTTTCTTTTGTCTAATAGGTTTATAATAAAACCTACGATCACTAATATAATTAAAAGTGACCATTGCCAAAACTTCATTGCCATTGCGATTAATAGTTCCATTTTTAATCCTTACTTTTTTTATTTGTATCAATATAACTTTGATATATCTTATGAGCTTGACCTAAGTCTTTTTTCTTTTGTGGGTCTTTTGCTCTTTGTGACGCTACTTTTGCTCTCTGTGACATAGCTATAGCAGCCTGTATCTTGTGAGCATGAGTTCTACCTGAGTTTTTAATTTTACTTACAGACTTTCTAGCAGTTTCGCCATCTGTAAAACCTAAACCGTGTATAGTACCTTTAGGGTCTTCGTCTGTATATAAATCACTATGTTTATCAGAACCTTGTTTTTGTCCTGGCTTTCTAGGTATTCTTTTTGCGTCTTCTCCAGCAAACAAAGGTGATTTAATTGTTGACATTGTTTTCTTAAATGCCTTATCTTTCAATGCTTTAATTTTTTTATCTAATGCTTTTAATTGTGCTTTAAGTCTTGCTGTATTAGCAGTAAGAAAAGGTTTAATTGTACCTTTGCCATGAGTAGTTGCGTTAGCAGTTAAAGGTAAACCTCTACTGCCTGAAGTTAATCCTACACCTCTACTATCTTTTCCGCCTTGACCTTTAGGTGGCACATCACCTAAACTTGCGATAGGAGTTACGTTATCACTAGGGTTGCCTAGTCTAACACCACCTATGTAGTTCATATATTCTTTAAAGGTTTTCATTAATTATCTACTTTATGACCTGCTCTCCACTGATAACATGACCAGTATCTTGCTTTTGTTTTAGGACCTGGATTATCACAATTATGTCTTGCTCTAAAATTTCTTCGTCTAGCAGGATCGTCTCTTTTAATTGATAGACCTGTTGTATCGCCAAATGATACTTTCTTTACTTTGTCGCCATCTTTTACATATACATAAAACTTTTTAGAACCACCTCTAATTGGGTCATTTAATTTTACTTTTTTACCTTGATACTCTGCCTCTTGTATACCTTCTTGTTCGTGTTCAAATATAACTTCATCACAAAGTTTATCTATTTCTTCAAACTCTTTAAATGACTTAGGCATTATATTTCTCCTTGAAAGTTTTATATTCAGGTTCTACTTTAATTTCAGTTTTACCATATATATCTTCGTCTATTTTCATTTCAACTTTTTCTATACCTGAATTAATCTGTTTTAAAAGCATACTATTATTATCTTCGTTGGCTTTGACCATCTTACTAATTTTTTTAGTAATATCATCTTGTTCGTCACCTTGTTTCTTTTTTCTTTTAACAATACTAGGCGCCATAGGATTAGCACCTGTAGGATTTAAATCTACACCGCCACCTGAAGCAGAATTAGCTGGTGCGTCTTCGTCCATCTTATTAATGATTTCATCCATCATTTCTTTATAATGTTTTGGCATATTCTTTCTCCGTAACTAGTTCACCATCTTTTTCATAAACATCAATACCAAAACATGTACATACCACTTCATCATCAATTCTAAAATCAGGTGTATCACCTTCTTCTTTTAACATGTCAGTGTATTGATTAGTTTCTTTTAGATAGCTTATAACAGCAGATTCGATTGTATCTTTATGTTGACTATATGATTTATCTTCTTTAATTAATAACGCTAAAGCAGTAGCAAAAGAACCTAAACGACCACCTAGACCTATTTTACCTAATATTCTTTTTAAGTTAAATATAAATCTATGTAGAAACGTATAGGACTGCCTTTGTTTTTCAGTTTTTAATTCTCTAAACTTAATCAGTGTTTTGCCTTTGTCATCAATAATACCTTCTCTATAAGCTTCTTGCCTATTAAAAGGTGTTACTAATAACTTAACAATACGATAAGTTATCAATGAGTCAACTATTCTATTTGCCATTACAGTTCCTTTAACAGTTTTTCCACAGTGTAATCTACACTAACAAAATGTAATTCGTGTGGATAAAGATAACCTAAGTAATCTAATATCGTTCTTAGGATCGGCCAGTATTCTTTATCTACTTTATATAGTAGTAAAGTAACGGCTGCCTCTACACCAAAAACATTTTGTAATACGATAATGTGATTTACGGCTAATCTAACCTTAATCTTTCTCGTTATCGCATATTTCTTAAATAACCTTTTAAGATATTTGAATCGTTTCAGATCATCATAAAATTCCTGCTCTCTTTGAAGAGTAGGATTATCATAAGAGTGTTGAGCGAACAATAGCCAATTATCTTTAGTTATTTTTTGAAACATCTATTACACTAATTTAGCGTAAACTTTAGATGATCCGTTCTGTAAAAGTTCATGGTCTAATTTAATTTTTAAACCACCTTCTTTTTTGTGTGATATACCATCATCATTTACGTCTGATCCGTCAGTATCTTTTCCAAATCTACCTCCGAATTGCTTCACTTCAACTGTTTTAGAACCTTTGTCGCCGTCTAATGAACAATCAAAAGATAAACCTATTCTACCTAGTTTTTCTTTCAATGTATCAACAGCATGCTGTGGTTTTAAATATTCCATATCAGCCACTGCGCCAACAAAAGCATTTACTCTTTTTAAGACTGCTGGGTCATGTATATTATGAGCACCTATGTTACTGTCTTCGATAGAATTTTCCATTCCACCAACAGTACCAACTCCTTGTGCGTCACCTTTATAACCGCCTTCTTTTATATGTTGTTTAAAAGATTTCATTTCTCTTCCTTTATTTGTACTTGTCTGATACTTTTTTAGTGCCATCAGCACGTGGTATCAAACCTTTTGCTTTTAAATGTGCTTTATCAGTAAAACCAGCCTTACCAGCTTTATGACGCTTCATTGCGTCTGCTGTGTTAGGTGCTTTTTCACCGATCAAGTCTTCCTCAAAATCACTGAGGTCTTTATCTTTACTATAAGTTTTAAATGTTTTCATTTTTAACTCGTTGCTATGTTTAAAGCATTTTCTTTATCTTTTGTCATACTTGGTTTTTCGTTTAGTTTGACAATCATTTTTTCATTCTGTTGTATGGCACCATAAATCGCATTTAAAGTTCCGTTTAATTGCTTCAATGTTGCCTCAGTATCACTAATGCTTTTCTTTGTTTTATCAAAGTCTGCTTGTAGTGTTTGTTTTTCATCTTGTAAATATTTTAATTCAATCATTATGTACCTCAATCAATATTATGCTACAACGTAACCATTTCCTCCGATTACATTCCAATTACTATTTTTAAATAAACAAATTACACTTTCACCTGGTGCGTTCAAAGTAATAGTAGTATAACCTCTTAAATTAGAAGGTGTAATTACTACGTTGTTTGTGCCAGATGTAGATGTGTTTAATATAATTTTAATTTGACCATCAGCACCATCAGCTAAAGCACCAGCGTGTGTCGCTGAAGTTGCGTTTATTTCTGTGATTGCTGTAGTAACGTTAACTGCCGTGTTTGTTGAACCGTCAGCAGTAATAGATTGTGAAGTTTGTTTTAATCCTAACCAAGATGGTATATTATTAAATACATCTTCTGCTGTTACTTTTTTATTGATTGGTGTGCCACTTGGATCATCTACAACGTGAAACAAGTCGGCTGTTGCTAATGCGTCACCTAAATTAGTTAACGCTGTTATTTTTTTGTCTGCCATTTTTTTCTCCTGTTAACCCTTTCGGGAATGCTACTCTAGGTAATGCCTAGATCACTTTATTCATATAGTATATATAAGGGCGCCAAAGCGCCCCTATATTAATTGTTATTATGTGTTACTTGTTAAACAAACTAATGTTTCACCTGTAACTCTGCTTGATCTTCCACCAGAACCAGTTGTTTTTAAAACCCAACCTTGGTGTGAACCAGCAATAATTTCTCCAGCGGCATAGTTAAATAAACCTATTGTTGCGCCTGTTATAAAATTACTTGCGTCTGCGTCTTCAAATAAGTTTGTTCTATTCGCTGATGATGGTGCCAATTTAACACTAGCACAAGCCCATAATGGTGCTCCTGCTGCTGAATCGGCTGTTGTCCAACTTGACATAGTATTCTCTCCCCTTAATTATTGTTAATGGTACTCACTTTATTAATTTTGTATTACTATTTATAATGGAGACTACTTAAAACCGAGTTTTTTTAGTTGTGCGATTGTGTTTTGTGGTGTGGTATGTAGTATTCCTATGCCACCTCTAGCAGTAAATTGATCTGTATTTTTCTTATAATCGTCTATTAAAATAGCAGATTCGCCACCAAATTTAGCATAGTTTTGTTTTTGTACTCTTTTGACTAGATTTACTCTATTTTGACCTAAACTAATGTTTTTTTGACACCATCTTAACTTCCCTGGTTTACAGTTAGGATCGTGTACTTCTTCTACATGTGCTGATAAAATGTGAGGATTAAATCTTTTAATATAAGTCCATAATGTACGACCACCTTTTTGCCAAGGCAGTTCAGACCAAAATGTTCTATTGTTCTTTATAGGATCCCATTTTTCTGCTTTAGATTTATGCGACCACTGAGTTATAGGTACGCCTACAACTTGTTCAGCTTTCTTTTTGAAGTCGCATAGGACTCCATCCATGTCGCAATATATTCGTTTCACTAGTTTTTATAATCAACTTTTGGATCCGTGTCAACTACTGTCTTAGGTGAACCAGTTAACGCTTTGCCTTTTGATTTCTCTTTTTTTGTTTCTTTGTCATCAACAATATCTGGTTGTTTATCCTCTTTTTGTGTAGGGTCGTAACTATTTCTATATGTTGTTTGAGGTGCTGATAATCTATCAGTAGTTCTTTCAAGGTGTTCAATGTCAAAATCTTCAATATTACCGCCGCCACCTGGACCTATTTTTCTTCTATCTCTTGCCTTTTCTAATTCTTTTTCTACTTTAGCTTCAGCAGCTTTTTCAGACGGTGCGTCAATGACCATATGAAAATCATCCTCACTACTTATACCTCTGTATGATATTCTGCCTTCAACTTCCCACCTTGCTTCATTCATCTTTTCTTCTTTTTTCATCTTATCTCTAAGAGCTTTGTAAGCAACACCTACTGTTAAAGGTATTTCACCTGTGTCAGGATTAGGTTCTGGTTTTATAGCTTTGTTCTTTTCATTTTCAAGTTTTTGTTTTAACAACTCTACTTGACCTTGTAAAGTTATATTCTGTTTTTCTAAAGCGTCTGTATCTTTTTCTTTATCTAGTTTAATTTTTAACTTTTTAACTTGATCGCCGTCTTGTTCAGATTCAGTATCAGTAGAAGCATCTGTTTTAGCAGGTGGCGTTTTCATATATTGAGCATTCTTTTTAGTTTCTTCTAACTCATCACCAGCTTTTTGCCATATATTTTTTATTGTATCTTCAACTTTTAATTTAGGTTTAGGATCAACTACATCATGTTCGCCTCTTTTAGGGTCTTTATAAGCAGCGTGTTTCTTTTTGTTCATGTCAGATACGTCTTCTTTTTTAGACTTTCTTAACATAGCAAAATCTTTTGCGTCTAAGTCACCGTCTTTATCTTTATCTAATTTCTTTTGACCACCTACTAGTTTTTCGTCCATTGCTTTTTCTAAATCTTTTGCTTGACCAGCATGTGCTTTAGTAGCTTTCTTTAATTGACCGATAACATCTTTTACAGTAGGGTTATCTTTAGAATCTAAGTCTTCTTTTTTCATTTTTTTAAGAATAACTTTTTGTAAAGCAGGTGGTAATTTTTTCTGACCAGCAGTTAAATCTTCACCTATTTCTGTATCATAATCATCTGCTTCTTTATCAGTTTGACCGCCGTCTGGCGCACTACCTGGTCTTTTACCAGCGCCAGGTTTCATAACAGATTTTTTATGACCTGTCTTGTATGTGCCTCTTTTATCACCTACTTGTGGTCCAGAACCTGGTCCACCTTCGTTCATAACTTTATTGAAAGCGTCACCTATTGAACCTTCTTTTGTACCAAAGTATGATGATGTTTTGTATTCTTTATTTTCTTTTTTTGGTTCTTCTTTGGGTGTATGTACTGATTTTACTACAGCAGACTCAATAGAACCCTCTTTTGTTTTTAAATATTTTTCACTCATTATTTTTTACTCCCTCTAACTTTAGCGGCAAGGTCTTTGTCTGCCCCACCCCATGTACCTGAGGATTTAGTAACGAAAGAGTTAACTCTAGCAAGTGCCCATTGTTGTTGAGTAGCACCTGGTCTATGACCACCTTTCCAAGCAGCCATACCTCTATCATAAACTTTTTTTAATATTGAATAAGGCATACCTGTTTTGTTTGCCTTATTTTTGACTGCCGTAATAGTTTCAAAAACTTTTCTGGCGCCAGCGTATCTATCTTCTTTCATAACGTCTCCGTCTTTTCCTATTAGTTTATAGCCCATTTGTGAATAAGTGCGCCATTCAAAGTCGTTAATTTCTCTAACTTTGTCGCCCTTTTTGACCGTTAATTTTTTTTCTTCTAGTTGTTCTCTAACTGGCATACCTTTTTGTATCATACGAGATAATGCCAAGCCAGATAAGAAAGGTATTTTTTTCTTTCTTAAATCGTTTAAAAATGCGTCAGGTATTCTATCAAATATTTTTCTTAATTTATTTGCCTGATCTAATGATATTGTTTTGCCTTTTAAATCAGCATACTGTTTTGATAAAGTATCTAATTGTGATCTAGTAAACTCTTGTAAGTTTTCTTCTTTAACAGGTGGATTATATCTACCCATTTTATCAATAGTAAAACCTCTGCTTCTTAAATCTTGTGCCATCTTTTGTATTTCTGGTAAACTATCTGCGTCTTTAAACCCAGCATGTTGTCCGTGTTTACTATAAGAAATCATAAATGGTTTAATTTTTTCTTCTAAACTTTCGTTTGCTTTTTTCAAAGCGTCAGCAACTGAAGAGTTTTTAGATAAACCTTTTTGTAATTTTTCTATCTCATCTACAGCTTTTGTCATATTGCCAGCATATTTTTTAGCAATCTCTTTTGCTTTTGATACTAACGCAAAGCCTTCAGGTGTTTCTTTAATACCTTCTTTTTTCTTAACAATATTTGTTGCTGTAGCATATCTAACAGCATCGCCTTTTTCTTTACCATATCTATCTTTGAAATCTTTTTTAGGCAAGTCATCTGCCATCTTATGTACTTTTTTAATTTGACCTTTTGATAAGTCAGCTTCGCCCATAAGTTTTTTAGCGTCTGAGACTGACATACCTAATTTTTTAGCTATGACTTCTATACTATCTTTTTCTTTACCTTTCATGTAAAGACTTCTAATCTTAACTTCTTGTAAAGATTGAGTAAGTGTTTTTCTATATCTACTATTCATGTTATCTCCTATAACGCTGAGTGTACTTCGTCCCAATTAGAGACTTTTCTTTTTAAATCTGACATTAGCATTTTTTCTAATCTCTGTCTTATTTGAACAGCGTCATTACCTATAAATCTACCATAATTGTCATGTATAGTTTCAAGTGCTTTATAAGCCATTGCTAATTTACTATCTCTCAAAATTTGATCGGCTATGTATCGTCTTGCTTCAAAGTGATTATTACCAGCAGTTTTAGCTCTAATATATTGTAAATTAGTTTTACTTGCTACTGCTTCTTTTAAATTACTTTTAACTTCTTTAAACGTTTTCATATCGTCAAATTGTCCTTCATGTGGCGTATTTTCTAATATATCTTGTAAGAATTTATCAAGTCTAGGCATTGTTGTCAATCTCCAATTTTTTCATCATCTTATCAACAACTTCGTCTAGTTTAGAACGCCATTGTTCTTTATATCTTGTCTTATATTTATCTAAAACAGCATCTGAAACTGACCATTCTTGTATATCTTTTTTAGTTACAACAGGATCGTTGCCAAATACTCTTTTTAAGTTCTTTTTAGAATCACTAGGTTTGTATGAGCTACCTCTAAATTTAGGGTCATAACCTGGCTCACCTGGTGTTATTTTGTTTGTATATTCAGCGTAATCGTGTCCTATGTCATATGCTTCAGGTATGTAACCCTCGACTTTTTTTGCGTCTTCTACTGACATTTCTTCTGGCACACAATTAGGCACAGTCTTTCCATTTTTCTTTTTCATTCCTACTTGTTTAAAACCTTTCCAACAAGCTTCGTCCATACTCACTTCACCATACATTTGTTTAAACTTCTTAGTATGTTTACTAGGTTTTGTTTTAGCGTCTTTATCACCTGGCGCTGCCTTGTATGATGATGGTGAATCATCTGTTGTATCTTGTTTCTTAAAGAAAGCGTCTCGTTTACCTTTAGTATCTTTCTTTAAACCACTATAATATTTCTTAGGTTGAGAACCTTTTTTACTACCTATTGATTTATCTTGCGGTAGTCTTTTTGTATGTCCTGATTTTTCTTCTTTTTCTGATACAGCTTGGAAGCCGTAATCAACGTCTAAATTATATTCTCTCACTTCTACCTCTCTATCTGAAGCAACTGGCACACAATCCCATATCCAAGACTTGTGTAAATTATTTTCATTGTCTTCTACAACAATGTAATTAGTACCACGTCTTACAACTTTGCCTGTTATATCTTCTTTTATGTTGTTAATTTTGTCGCCTATATTAAAAATTTGTTCTCTTACATATAGGTCTCTTATTTGATTTTGTTCAAATTCTTCTAAACTAGCTATAGGTTTATAATTATAACCTAAACTATAATTTAATGAAGCAGCCAGTTTCATGCCTTGTCTAACTTGTTTCATTAAACCATCTGCGTCTCTGTATGATGTAGGTAATCCTTGTTTAAATTTTCTAATGTCTCCTTTTGAAGCAGCGTCTCTCATTTTACTAGCACTCATACCCATAGCACCTTCAGCGTCTGGATCTCTTTCGCCAGCAGATACTACATTTATGTTATCAAAATTATAATAACCATGTCTGCTTCTAACATCATTGTATTTGTTTAAGATTGTTTCAAACTCTCTAACTCTATCACTACCTACAACCATAAAGATTTCTGTAAAACCTTTTTTGTATAGATTAGTAGCAATATCTAATATCATGTTAGTAGGATTTAACATTATCTTACTAGCATATTGAGGAAACATCTTTTTCATCACGTCTAGTTTTTGTCTAGGTGATAAAGGATTCTTTTTAGGGTCTTCACTTCTACTTAAAAATATTCTGTAATCATTTGCTGATATACTTTTTACTTTTTTAATTAACTTCTCATGCCCTATTGTAGGTGGATTAAATCTACCGAATGTAAATGCGATTGTTTTTCTAGGTGCCTCATCCATAGAATCAATCTCATCATCTGTAACTTTACCATCTTCTAATATTTCTTTTAATTTTTTATACATTTTTATATAATGATACTTTTCTAAGTATTTGTAAACAACATTTTTAGGCAACTTATGTTTTTTACCAAATGATTTTATTTCATCTGGCGACATGTCATTAGCAAATGCGTCTTGTCTTTGTTTAAATACTTCATCGCCAATATCAACTAAAGTTTTGATACTGTCTTCTATCTCATACAATTTTTTACCTATCAGTTCTTGTAAGTTTAATATATCATCATCTGATAGTTCAGTCAACTCTTTATAATCAACTAAATCTCTCTTTAATTCGCCTTGTACAATGTCTAATTCTCTAACTCTTTTTTGAAACTCTGCCTCATACTTTTCAGGTTCAAAAGTTTGATCTTCAGGTCGTCTAATAAACTTATTTTCTTCTACATCAAATACACCATCTGCCATATCATCATTCTTTTTCTTTAGTTCAGGATCAGTGATGACATAATAATTAATAGGATGTTGTGTGCCTGGTACAAGTTTGCCGTTTATATCTTTTAAATTTTTAGCAATTGCTTTTCTCATAGGTTCTCTATCAGCAAGTGCCACATCAAATAGTACATTGATGTCTAAGTCTGCGTCTTCTCTATATCTTTTAGTTAAGATAGAACCTATTAGTGAAAATTTTTTAACAGGAGCATATTTTTCAAACTGTACTATTTGTTTTTTAATCATAGCAATAATACCAGCTTTTAATTTAGGATTTTCAGTATCAGCATTATCAAACACACCTTTAGCGTATGTTTTTCTAGGAATGTCTATGATACTTTCTGAAAAATACATTATCGTACTCCTAATTTCTTCATTTGTAATTCTCTTGCTATCCAAGTCTTAGCAATTATATTATTTGGTTTTCTCATCAAGTTTGCTCTAACAAAGTTAGAGGCTTTTCTTAATGTATCAGTGACTAACTCTTGGTCACTTTTATTGTTATCTATGATTGCCATATTTGATCTACCAAATAGATACTGAAACTTACCTATATTTTGTTGTACAGTGTTCCAACTATTCTTAACAACATACTCAGGTATTGATCTACTTCTAATTAAGTTTCTTTGTAGAGCAACATCTAAACTTGTGTTTACAAATATCATATAACAATCGTATCCTAATACTTTACAAGCATTAACTTGTCTGTTTATTACATTATAATCTCTGCCTGTTGCGTCAACAACTAAACCTAATCTACCTTTAACGTAAACATCTAATTGTGATGATGTTAAAGTTTTGGCTCTTTGTCGTACAATATTTCTAAAGTATTCTTCTTCATCTGGCATTTTTAATGATAAGTTTGATTTCTTTAATCCTCTTTCAAAAGCATTATCAGAGTTAACAACTTTTAATCCTGTGCCAGCAAAAGCACTAGCAGTTACAAATGATTTACCTGAACCAGGACCACCTGCTAAGAAAAATGCTTTGAATATACCTGGATCATAAACACCCTCAGTAAGCATTTTTTCAAAGTTTGTTTCTCTAATAAGTTGTCTTAACTTCATTATCCTTTTACCCAATCTTTTTCAGCAGTAAAGTTTGCTCTACTAAATTCTAATCTATCAACTAACTTAACAGCATTACCTTTATCAACAGCAACAAACCCCTCTGGTGCCGTAACTTTATAACCGTTAGGTGTTCTTAAAAAATGTCCTATACTTTGTATTTGTGATAGTTTTGATACTAAAGAGTTCTTACATGTTTGTAAACTAACGTGAGAAGCTATTGCCATAACTAAAGCATTTTGATTTTTGTCTATAAAACTTAAACCATTTTTTAGTATTGTTCTATATTTGTCTTTACCTGCTTCTGTTTTTCTAGCGTCTATCTCTTGTTGTACAAATGCTTCATAATAATTTCTAAACATTTCTTGTAGTGTTCTAACTTTTGCCATACCACCTTTACTATTTCTAATATAGTAATTAAAAAATGTTTTTAATCTAAAACCTATTGAAAACTGATCTGAGGTAGACTTACTCATTTCATCTAAGATAGGAGCAGCCTTAGAAAGTGAACCCTCTGCCTTTCTAATTAAAGCGTCAAAACTACTTAACTCTGATTTAGTAAACTTGGCACTACCTGATACATCTTTGTAAGCAGCGTCTGCTAAAAATACAGACGATATACCTGATTTACCTCTAACAGTACCGAAACCTGCCGTCATTGATGATAACGTTTTACCTGAGTATGATGTATGAAATACTATACCCATTTTTGCTCTAGTAATTCTTTTACCTATTGATGAGTTTACAGGCACAGCATATGTAATAGTATTAGGTGTAAAAGTAATCATACTATCACCGTCTATGTTTGCTGTTTTTAAATCTGATTTTGAAAATAGAAAATCGCCTTGTAATACACCAGAGATACCTAGTTTTGATAACTCTTTTAATGCGATTGATAATTTATTTGCTAATTCACCTGAGTGATTTTTTCTTATATCTGCGTTAGTATAATTTACTTTAGGTGTTTTATTGAATACTGCTTTTGTGCCGACAAAGAATTTGCCGTTTTCTGGATCAATACCACATATTATAGCAGGTGCGCCGTCCCACTTCACTGTCATATTAACTTTTTTGCTAGATGACCCAGCAAGCATGTTTCTTATTGACTTTAAGAAGTTAACTGCGTTTCTACCACCTTTAGAACCTTTGTTTATTATATCGTCTTCTAAGTGTTCTAAATGTGTATTTCGTTCTTTTGTAATAAATCCTTTAAAACTAAACATTTCTCTCTCATACATTCCATTACTATAATCAATTTTTCCATATAAATCAACTTGTTTATCTGTTATATTTATAACATAAAAAGCTTGGCACCCCACCATTTTCTTGCCATACTTTATGTTTATTTTGAAATTGTACTAGTTTTTGTGCGTCTTCTTCAAAAAACATTTCACTTACTATTGATTTTGTAGGGTATTCTACAACATGCCATACTATATTTTTACCTTTTTTGACCATCTTCTTACGATAAGATAAATTACGGTCTGAAGTATGAGGTCTTTTATCGCCTCTATGAAATCTAACTTTTTGTTTCTTTACCATGCCCAACTAATCCAAGAATATCTTGTACCTTTCTTTACTGCGTTTACTTGATGAGGATATAAAAAGTTAGCAGGAAATATTAACATATCGCCTTTCTTTAATTTAATCTCTTCATCTTCAAACATTAAAAACTCACCACCCTCAAAATCATCATTTAAAACACCTAAGATACTTAATATAGGTACACCTTGTCTTGTGCCGTCAAACAATGAGTGTATATGATCGCAATGTGGTGCCATCAATTTATTTTTAGTGTACTTATTAAATCTAGGTCCTGAGTAACCATTCCAACCTGTAAACCAAGGTGTATCAACATGATCTATATAATTTTGTAAACCTTTATAAATTTTGTTCATTAAGATAGAAGTACCAGGTGTATTTTTCCAACTCATTTCTAACTCTTGGTTACCTGATACATTTATATACTCACCTGTTCTAGGATTATAAAAAGTATGTTCTTCAAAATCTTCAGGTTTTAAGTTAGATAATATTTGATCTGTTATATCATTTGAAACATAATTATCTAAATGTAATATGTATTGATTTAAAGATTTAATCATAATTTAAAATCACTAAATTTATCATAACTTTGATCTGGTGTAGGATACTCTTCTTTTGTTTCTTGTTGGTTACTGTCAACAATATTTTGAGCAGTGTTTTCTACATCATACAATCTCATTTTAGGTCTGTCAACACCTATAATAAATGATCTATTCATAGCAGGATCATTATATCTATTCTTTAATTGTTTAACTTTCATTTGACCTAATGCCTCTAATTCTTCGTTTGACATGAGAGCAAACATAAAGTCAGCAGTTGCTGGCAAACCAAAACTTTCAGACGTATCTTCTAATCCTATATCTGTACTTACATAACCTGTTCTAGTTGTTTGTGTAGCAGTGAATATAGGCATATCAAACTCAACAGCAAGACCTCTTAATTCTTCAGCAATTGCTTTGATGTAAAAATAAGATGATATATTACCACCGTTAAATCTAGCACTAGCACAAATATTTAAATAATCAATAAAGATAACTTGTGGTCTAAAACTTTTCTTTAACGCAAGTTCATTTAGTAAACTTCTAAAATGACCACTATGAGCAGAAGCAGTAGGATATTCTTTTATAATTAATTGACCAGTAGTTTTGCCTTGTAGTTTAGATAGTTTGTTATCATACAATTGTTTAGGCATTGTGTGTAAATCATCTATTGTTACGTCAAATAAATTAGCGTCTATTCTTTCAGCAATTCTTTCCTCAGCCATTTCTAAAGTAATATACAATACATTTAATCCTTGTGTCAAAAATGCTGAAGCAGCATGACACATAAACAAAGATTTACCAACACCTGTACCTGCGAGAGCAACATTTAAAGTTTTACTAGGCACACCACCTTTTGTAATCTTATTAAAGAAAGATAAATCAAACTTATATTTCTTTTCTTTTGTATGGTACCAATCAAATCTAGCTTGAGCATCGCCGATATAATCATGCCCAATATGATTATCAAAACTAACTGCTAATGCCTCAGATAAGATATGTGGTATTGCCTCTGGCGATCTTTTCTTATCTTTATTATCTAATATTTTAATACCATCTAATACAGCATTGTGTACAGCACGATCTTTACAAAACTTTTCAGTTGTATCTAACAACCATTGTTGTTCAACTTCTTCATGTTGTAAAGTAGATAAGGTTTCTTTTACTTGTTTTAATTGTTCTTCGTTAATATCTTTTCTTTGATTAAGTTCTATTAATAAGGATTCTTTAGTAGGTAAATTTTTATATTCTTGTACAAACTTATTAATCTGGTCAAATAATAACTGTTCTTCTTTTTTATTAAAATAATGTGATTTAACAAAAGGTAATGCTTTACGAGTAAAGTCTTCATTGAAGACTAGATTTCTCAATATAGTTATTTCAATTCTTTCGTTATTATTCAAAGATGATAGAGCCATTTTTAAGTTGTTCTTCCACTAGTTCTACTAGTATATCACCAATATACACTTTAAATTCTTCCGTGTCAATGCTGGCTTTACTAGGGTTTGATAAAATGTCAAATGTAAATTTTAAAGGTATTTCGCCATCTGCGTTTTCTGTCTGAGAAAACTTAACGTGATTATACTTGTATATAATATTTTTAAACTTACCCTCAGTAAGTTTTATACAACTAAAATCATCACCTTCTTTTTGAGCAAAGACGTATCTTTTATTCTTCGTCTTGTCCGTATGTAAATTTTCTTTTGGCATGTTCATCAATCTTATCTAATACTTCTTTTGTAAAATATTTTTCGGGATCATCATTGATGTTTTTACCAAACACTTTTGAACCATCAGGCATTTCATATCTTGTAGATACTTTCTTAAATATACCTGCCTCTTCACCAAGTTGAAGAAGACCATAATACTTGTCTAATCCTTGCTTGTATGTTAGTTTGACATCAATTTGTGCGTTTTCTTTTGTTAAACGTGATTTATAATTTTTACAATGAATAATATTACCAACTACCTCTGTACCGTCTTTTTCTTTACGTTTACCTAGATAGATGATTGATGAAGCGGCATATTTTAAACCTGAACCACCGCCCATTTCTTTTTGTGGAAACATAGAACCTATCACGTCATAAGTGTGATTGGTCATAATCATAGGTATATTTGCTTTACCTAATTTAAGTGTTAAAACTCTAAACGTTGATTTGACTATTTGTGATCTAGTCATATCTCTCGTTTCTTTACCAGCGGCAGTATCTTCCATTTCTTTTGTAGTAGATAACATTCCTAAACTATCTAATACAAACATCAAAGGTTTTCTTTTATCCTCTGGTTGTTCTAAATATTTGTCTATAATTTTTATTGATTGACTTCTAAATTCTTGTACTGTAGCAACAGGCACTATAACCATTCTACTTGAATCGACGCCTCTACTCTCTATCATATCTTTTGAGATAGCACTTTCTGACTCAAAGTAAATAACACCTGCGTTATCGTCTGTATCTAAAAAATGTTTAGCAATACCTAAGGCAAAAAATGTTTTACCTGTAGCGGCTTCACCAGCGATTGCTGTAATTTTGTTTCCAGGCATACCACCGTAGATACTACCTGATAATAAAGCATTAAATGAATAAGAGCCTGTGTCTATAAAACTTGTTACGTCTGCTGAATCAACACCGTCTGCTACGATTGTAGCGTATTCATTGCCTGTTTCTTTTATTATGTCTTTTAAAAAATTGCTCATATCAAACTCCTATAATTTAATCTCATTAATATAACATATCTCATCTATTTAGTCAAGGTTAGTCTTAAATTTTAGATTACCTGACACTGTAATTCGTTCTTCATCACTAGTATAAAAAGGGTAAACAGCGTGATATTGACTAGCAGAGAACATAAGCATTTTACCTTCAAAACTTTTATCAACTGGTATCGAATCAAACATAGGTTCACCTAATAAATCTGTATTTAAAAAACAAAGTTTAGATGTAGAGTTTACATTAAAATCACCTTGTGTATTCATTTCTGGAAATACTTTTAATTCTTCTTTTAAATCGTATGGTATTTTTACAAATATTATAAATGATATAAAACCTGTATGTTTATGAAAAGGATTAAACTCATGTTTCTTTTGATAATTAATCCATAATTTATCTAAAACAACTTCGCTTATTTCTGTATTATGTTTTGCTCTAGCAATCACAATATCATTCATTTTAGAAAAGTTTAATGATTGACTTGTAATCCATGTTGACACTTCACCAGGTACATTTTTAAAACCATATTCTTTTTTAATATGACCTGCTAATTGTGTTTGAAAAGGTATTTTGTTAGAATCATCTTCTTCTTTTAAGAAGTTCATCACATATTCTGGTACTTCGGTATGACCCAACATTCGGGTGCCAAAGTATTCAATACTTTTTTCCCAATTCGTTTGTTCTTTCATAATCTTTTTTTGCTCTTAATATAACTTTTCTCGCTGTAGGCGATAATTGTTTAACATCTAATTTTCCATCTTCATACCACAACTGATATTTAGGATCTTTTGGTATCCAATCTTCAGGTGGATCTTCATACTCGGCAGGATCAATTTTATTCCATAACTTATTTTTAATTTCATCTACACTAACCATACCGAAATCACTATACACTCTGCCATCAAATCTTTCTGACATCATGTTTATTTGTTCTCTATTGTATTCTACCTTTCGTTGGTAGTCCCAATATTCTTTTTTAGAATTATACTCTTTTGGTTGTATAGTCATCATAACTATTTATTCAAAAAACTGATCTAATGTAGCAACTCTGCTGTTTCTAAAAAAGTCTAACTGATCTTTAGGACCAAAACACCAAACATTTTCTATGAAAGTAGATGATACAAATTTTTTCTTTTCTTCTTCACTTTCAAATAGTTTGTCTGACTTAGGTCTTTGTCTAATCTTCATACCTATTTGACCTAAAAACTTATCTTTAAATCTATCAACTAACTCATCACCACTTCTATATCTTTTACCTTTAACCGTAGGGTCCATAATGTTTACAAAATTATATGTCGCATATTTGTCAACTATCTCAGCAGTTTTTAAATAAAAGTTATCACGCCACTTTTCATATGTATCATACTTATGCCAACTTTGATTTTCTTCTTCATCATATCCTGCGTTATATTTTTCAGTAGAGAAATAAGGGGGACTAGTAAATGCCACATCAAATTTACCTGTACATAAAGGGTCGCCACGAGTTACATGTTTCAAACTTAATTGTATTTGATTTAAATCCTCAGAACCCATTTTAAATATACTAACATGTTTATTACCTAATATGTTAAAGTAGTGTTCGTGTTCATGTATTTTAGGATCATTACAACCATTTAACTTTTCATAGTATATACATTGTTCTTTATATCTTTCAAACGTATTAGGATTAGGATCACAACCTACATAAAAGAAAGCTTTAGAAGCATAAAACCCAGCAAGTCTATCGCCCCAACCACAACTAGTATCTAATACATATCTTGCGTTAGTCATATCATAGATAGTTTTTGCTACAACAGGTTTAAATTGTGTAGCAATATATGTACCTAATCTAATGACTTCTATATAACTTTCAGGTGATAAATCTGCTTTACTATTTACACCACGCCATAACCCACCTAGTGTTGACCATATTTCTTTTGGTGTGCCTTTTTCCCATGTCTCTTTAGGTGATTTAATTTTATATGTACCACAATCTAATCTTAAATCTTGGTGAAAAGCATTTGATATATCGTTAAATTGAGAAGACGCCTCAATCAAACCTAAACCATATTTACTATATGGGTATTTGTAATCATCATATTTTTCAAAGACATGATTTTGATTCTGATCTTCAGGTGTACAAATCTTTGATGTATCAAAGTTAATTAAGTCATAAAATACTTCTCTAACTTTTTCTTTTGTTATAGTTCTTAGAGGAAATTTAGGTTTTTCAGTAGCAATATATTCTGATAAAGTCTCTCTAAAAACTTCTTTTGTATAAGTGTCCGTAAGTCTCTTAAATTGTATTGAATCACATACAGGTAATTTATTTTCATCTGAAAATGTATGTAATTCTTTATATAAATT